TCATCTCAACGTAGACATCCGGTCGTTCTTCCCGGCTTCCAAGGCGATGGTCTCGTGAGTCGGGGGAAGTATGGCGCGAAGGCTGCGAATCGTCTTGCCCAACTCGACAGCGAGATTGTTCGCGGGTTGCGCAGCGAGATTGACGGGGTTAAGTGCCGGAACGCTGAGCTTGAGGCCGCGCTCGCTGAGAATGCCGCCCGCTTCGGAGGCGATGTCATCAAGCGAGCCGATTCGTTGGCGGCGGAACTGATCGAACAGGCTCGCGCTGACACCGAGCAGGCTCGCCGGGACTGCGATCAGCGTCTGCGCGAGGTAGCCGACTGGCTTGTCCTCTACTTCGCCGAAGCCTACAGGGTCAACCCTGATGCGAAGGTTGTGCCCGACGACATCGACAAAGTCCTGGCTCGTTTGGTCGGTTCGGCAAACGTGGGTCAGTATCTCGCTCAGATGCCCGCCTTTGGATCCAATCGCAGACATCGCCGCGCATCGGCCAAGGTGATCAACGGCAACAGGTCTGACTACGACCGCCCCTCATATGCACAGGGAGTGCCGAACCAGGGCTACCTGGGGTCAGCCAAATGAGCAAGGTGCGTAAGTCACGTCATCGCATCCCACCACTCACGATGACATCTGACCCGATCGACGAGCGCTACCAGGCCGAGGTGGACGCAGCAACGAACCGGCTTGAGCGCCGCCACCGGCGAGCGCAGCTCGCATTGCAGAAGGCCGAGGCGCGAGCCTTGCGGGCTCAAGAACTCCATGCAACGCAACCATCGCGAGCCAATCGGGACGTCCGGAACAGCCTGGAGAGGCTTGTGGAACAGCGCAGAAGAGAGCTGCGCGACATCGAACGGCTAATGCTCCCAAATCACTACGCGGCCAGGGATTCGCGTCGTCGCAGAGTGTGTCACCGACACGGCCAGCAAGCCTGACCCGCCCGTCAAACAACTGAATACGGCAATACCCCAGGGCCGGGCACCTCTGCCAAGAACCACCCGGACCCTGGGGCCACTGCAACCAGGATAGGAGAACCTGGCATGTCCCACCGTATCCCCGATAGATATCAGCGTGTCGGCGGCGTCCGCGAGGCCATCATGCGACACGCATTTTGGACGGTCGCCGCGCTAGCCCTTGTCTTTGGGCTGGTGATGCTATCTGCCCACCAGTACCCGCAATTCGTTATCTGGATGGCACTCATGGTGGTCGCGTCCTGCATCGATCTACGGGTGCACCGTCGTGGCCGGTACCGCGATCGCGCCGGGGTGCTGCTGTTCATCGCCGTAATGGCCATCGTTGTCACCGGCGTGTTCGCGCAGGTCGGGGTGAACGCATGAGCTTCACATTCGATCCCGCGCCCGAATTCGACTCTGCCATCGCCGCATTCGATAAGGCAGAGCAGGCGTGCGCCTTGACAGCTGGCGATGTGACCCTGCGTGCTGACATCGCCGAATTGCTCGAAGCGCTGCCGATGCGCGACCGACGGCGAGCGTGGGTCCAAGCTGCCGAAGACGCCGGTACCGACCCGCGAAACGGCTGGTACCTGTTCGCCGGGGCGATCAGCGAGGCTGCGCTCACGGACTTCTTCACTGATCGGGACGCACGGCCTTCGGCCAGCGCCGTACTCATGGGGGCGGTGTAATGCAGAAGCCCACCAAGGCATTTGCCGACATGGTGCTTGAACTCGCGGACAAGCTAGAGGCAGTCCTTAACGAGATGTACCCGGACGGGCAGCTTATCCCGGTGTTCGTCAGCCCCGAATCGCTGCGCGCGTCGGCGCGAGACCTCACGCGGAACGCCGAGGATACTCAGCGTTCAGCCGAACCATCCTTAGCGCCAAGTCGTTTCGCGCCCTTGTATCCAGTCACCTTGTATCAGGCGGGGTGCACCTCGTGCGGCACTGTCGTTGATGACTACGGCGACTACTCCTGCTTGGAATCCGGCGACGCAGTGAGCTATGTATGCGAAGTGTTTGGCTGGTTCGTAACCACCCGCGACGAGCCCTCGCCGACGCCGGAAATGCCGAACCGGGTCATTGTGCACACGATTGAGTTGTTGTGCCGGGACTGCCAGCGCTGCGAGGTCTGCGGCGCCCGCTTTCCCTACCGCGCCGAGAGTGGCGAACATCTGGTGTGCGTCGAGCACGAAGACCATGACTTCAGTGATGCCCCAATCGATGTGGCTGAGGTGGGGCCGTGACCGGCGACCAGCCGGTCGGTGAGCATCCCCCGATCGATATGTACGACCTGGTGCCGATGGAGCTTCGGCTCCGGGCGCTTGTCGCCGTGAGAGGCGCAAGCCAGGCGCTGGCCAACCTTATCGGTGTCGAGCTGTTCCCGGATTTCACGAGCGATTTTGCGGCGCTTCTGCGCATGCCGATCGCCCCAATCAACTAGCAGGGAGACCCTTTCATGTCGCGTTCGGAAGACCCTTTCATCCTGGAGTTGCAAGCCGGTGCCAGTGCGACCGGCGAAATACACTCTTTCACAACCGATTCCATCGAGATACGCGGAACCTTCACCCTCGGCCAAGGGCTCGTATTACGCCCCGGTGCAAAGGTTTACATCCTTGCGGATATCGACGCGGTGGATGTCATCAACGGGTTCATTGCCGACGCCGAGGTAGCTGCCGAAGAGGGCGCGGCCGAGAAGGCTGTGCATGCGGCCGTCGATTCGTTCGCCGACGAGGCAATTGAGGCTGTGAAAGACGCTGTGAGTCAGATAGATCCCTCGTTGGCCGACGGCGCGCAGAAGGTCGCCGACGCGCTGATCGCGGCCATTGAGAAGGCTAAGCGGGGCGACGTATGAAGTTCGCGATGGATACCGATCTACTCGCTGAAACCATCACGGCGGCAATCAGTTCACTACCGGCCCGGCCAACGTCCCCGGTCCTGGGCGGGGTGTTGGTTGAGGTCGGTATCGGCTCGGTCACGATGTCGAGCTTCAACTACGAGCGCGCCACCAAGCGCACCGCCGCCGCGATGGACGTTACCGAGCCTGACGCAGCCGTCGTGTCAGGAAAACTGCTGGCCGCGATCGGCGGCAACCTACCCCGCAACAAGGACGCCACCGTTGACGTGAGCGGGCAGGAAATGGTTATCACAGCGGGCCGCACCGCATTTCGCCTCCCGCTGCTGCATGGCGAGGACTTCCCCGAACTGCCGATCATGAAGCCCAGAGAGGACGCCATCGGCACGGTCGATGGCGACACGTTCGCCGAGGCCGTACAGGTCATCGGCGCCTTGGCCTCCACCGAAGAGCAACCCGCCAAGCTGACCGGAATAAATCTCACGTTCAGCCCAGATGGGTTGTGGCTGTGCGCCACTGACCGTTACATCGTGGGTAGGCGCCGTCTAGACTGGAACGGCAGCGTACAGACACAGGCCCTCGTACCGGCTGCCGACCTGCTCGCCACGATCAAGGCCGCAGCCGGTTCCGCACCGGAGAACATCGAAATCCTGTTGCGTGGCAGCTCAATGTTCGGCCTGCGCACCCCATCAACCACAGTCATGACCCGTTGCCTTGCTGAGGAATTCCCTGCCATGGAAACGGTGCTGACCCCGGCTGTCTACGCGGCCACGTCCACGGTGGCCACCGCCGAACTCGCGGACATGCTGCGCCGGGCCTCGTCCATCGCTGATGACGGCAACGCCCAAATCGATATCGAGGTTGACGCTGAGGGCCTGGCGGTCACCACCACCAAGAGCGCCACCGGCAAGGTCAACGACAGCATCGCCGCTGTGCACCAGGGCGATTACCGCCGCGTCGCGTTGTCGGCCCGGCGCCTCAATAGCGCCCTGTCGGTGGTCGACGACCACGAGGTCACCTTGGGATTCCGCGAGACCGGCCAGCTGGTGAGCATCCATCCCGGCGCACTGGAACGCACCAACGACCCCGTTGACCTGTTGGCGTGCAACAACTTTGCACTGCTCATCGGAATCCGCGGGACGTAACGCCGATGCCCGCAACCCCGCACAGCGCCCGTGTCTTCATCGTGGTTGACCCGGTGCAGGACTACGACGAGCCGTTGCAGATCCTCGGCGTCTTCGGATCGCTCAAGACGGCGAAGTACGCGGCACCGCGACTGATGAAAGCCGCCTGGCGGTTCGATCCGAATCGCTTTGTCGAGGTTCAGGAATGGCGCGGCGACACCCTCGTAAACACCTGGACCTACCACCCCGAACGCGGATGGAAGTTCACCGCATGACCAACACCGAAATGGAGGCAGCAGCATGACCGCAAACCTAGGCCCATTCTTCAACGTCGTTGACGAAGACGGTAGGCACCGCCGCGAGCTACGCGAGCGGGCACTGTATTCAGCCACACTCCTGCACTGCGAGACCGGCGACACCATGGCCATCCTCGACCGCGAGACAGCCGTCAAGGACGTGCTGGCCACCGCCCAGCAGTTCTATGACTGGATCGCCCAGGAGGCCGGGTGATCACCCACAGTGGCGGCGCTACCCGCTTCTTCTGGTCCTGGCTCATCGGCTCGGCCGCGTTCTCCATCCTCGGTGTGGTCACGCACGCGGTGCTCGGTAGTGCGCGCTCATCACTGATCGCCTCGGTGCTCGCGGTCGGCATCGTGGTAATCCAGCTGTGCGCCACCTACGGCGTGCACGCCTTGGTTCAGGAACGCATCACCGGCGCCGCATACCGCTGGGCACTCGCGATCGCCATTGCGCTCGCGCTCGGCGCGTTCGTGCTCAACTTTGTTGCCCTACAAGACCTGGTGATCACCTGGGCAGGCACCGCGCCCGCGATCGCCTGGATTGTGCCCCTAATCATCGATCTGGGCATGACGGCGAGCACCCTGGCGATACTGGCGCTCACCGAAGCTCAACGCACCGAGCAGCTGCACACACCCGCGCACCCTGACGCGCAACCGGCGCCGTCCGTTCATGTCGAGGTGCACAACACCGTGCACGCCGACGCGCACGCGGTCGCGCAGCCCGTGCACGCTGCCGAGCAGGTAGAGCGCGCAGCCGTGCACGCTGCGATCGCTATGCGCCTCACCGATTCAGGAGTGGTGCGTATCGCCCCTGAGCGTGTCGTGCGGGTACTGGATGCCCACGCCGAAGGTGTAAGGCCGGGAACGATCGCGCGGTCCTTGGGGGTCGGATTCAGCACCGTCAAGAACATCGTCGCGGCGGTCGCGGTCGAGGGGGCAAGCTCCGATGGCGCCTAACGCCCCTTCGGGCTTGGTGCGCCGCATGTTCGCGCTCTTTCATCTGGGCGGCGTGCAGCAGAAGCGCGCCGATCGGCTGGCCGTCGCGTCATACGTCACCTGGCGCCGTATCCGCACGACCGATGACCTCTCCGAGGCCGATATCAAGGCCATCGTCGCGACATTGGAGTACTGGAGTTTCGCCGGCCAAATCGAGTACCGCTGCCGCCGCATCGCCGAATCAATGCACAAGGAGATGAGCGCATGACCGATGCGCACGACGATGAGTCCTTCTTGGCTCACGTGGCCGACATACAGCGGCGCGAGGCACCAGAGCGGCGCAGACAGTGGATTCGGCGAGTCCTGGGCTGCACAGACCTCTCAGCGGCCCAGCGCAATGTCCTGCTCGCTCTGGAGACCTTCGCCGACTATCTCGACGGCTCCAATGCGCACCCCGGCGAAACCAACCTCGCCGAGATCTGCGGACTGACCACACGGGCCGTCCGAACCGCCCTCAGCAGAGGATGCGAACTCGGCCTGATCAAGAAGACAGCAAACGAAAATCCGCGAGCAAGCCGCGCAGCGGTGTACCGATTGGTGCTCTCAGGCGAGCCCATCACCGGAACGGCGGTTCCTGTGAATAACTCCATCACCGGAACGGCGGTTCCTGTGAATAACTCCATCACCGGAACGGCGGTTCCTGTGAATAACTCCATCACCGGAACGGCGGTTCCTGTGAATAACTCCATCACCGGAACGGCGGTTCCTGTGTATAACTCCCATCACCGGAACGGCCACGACGCCATCACCGGAACGGCCGTTCCGCCCACCAAGTCATGTACCAATAACTCAAGGGTGTTACGTAACTCGGGTACCTCACCAGCGCCGCGCATCACCGAGGACACACACCCTGAGCCTCCCTCGCGGTTCTGTGATGAGCACCCGATGGGAACTCGGGGCAACTGCGGCAATTGCGCAAACGCGCGAACTGCCTTCAACGCCTGGCAAGCCCACCAGGCCGTCCGCGATGTCGAAATCGCCCAAGCCGACACCCGGCGCCGACACGAGCAGCGCGTCAACTGCCCGTGGTGCCACGGCACCAACCTCCGCGACATCGGGGACGACCTCGTGGAGAAATGCGACCACCAGAGCCCGCCGCAGGCCCGTAGAACCCTCTCGCTGGTGCCACCACTGCCGGGCGGGCCTGAAAACGTCAGAGCGGCGCAATGAGCGCCCATTCCGGCCGCACCGAGGCCGACGAGCCCACCACGTTCGAGCGTGGCCCTGGTAGGCGGCGCCGCAGCGCCCCGGGGCCGGTCTACGACGCCTACGCCGTGACAGGAGCCCTCAACCGGCCATGCCCACGGTGCGGAGCCAGGCCGCACCAGTACTGCCACGCCCCAGACGATCCCGGCCGCGAAAGCAAAGGCCCATGCATGCAACGACTCTCAGAGAGGCAAGAGAGCTGATGACGACCGAATGCCGCAACAAAGCCTGCAAGCGGGCCTCGCAGCTGTACCTGTGCAACGACTGCACCACCGTCCTGCGCAACATGCTCGACCAGGTACCCGAACTGCTGGCCGAACTCGACGCCCGCATTCAGAAACTCGACCGCGTACCGCACGGCACCATCGGGCGCACCCGTGGCCCCTCGGACCTGAACGTCATGGATTTCGACGCCGCCGAGACCGCCCGCGAAACCCGGAAGATGCTGCGCCGCTGGGTCGAAACTGTCGCCTCCCAGCACAGCGGACGGCGCCCACCCGGCCTAGACACCGTGGAAACCCGCATGTTCGCCCGCTGGCTACAGGTCAACGTCGAGGCCATCGCACGCCTGGACATCGCCGGAAAGATCTACGACGACATCAAGGAACTCATCGGTTCCGGCGACAAAGGCGGCACACTCGTACGGGCCATCGATCGCCGCGAACGGCACTTCGCCGGATCATGCCCAACCGTCACAGGGTGGGACGCTAATGGTCGCGTCATCGAATGCGGAGAAATCCTCTACGACGAATACGGCAGCAGGACAATTGATTGCCCGGCCTGCGGGCAGGAAATCGACGTAAAACGCAACCAGGTACGGGCGCTGGCCAGCCGCGACCTCATGCCCGCAGACGCGATCCGGGACGCGCTGGCCAACGCCGGTGAATCAGTGCAGGCCGACCAAATCGAGCGCTGGATAGCCATCAAACGACTACGGCCACGCGGCTACATGCACCAAGGAAAGTTCGTCAAAACCCGTGTGCAAGAGGCAGATAACGCCCTGTACAGCTTCGAAGCTGCCCGCCGGATTCTACGCAAAGACAACCGCAGGACTCCGAAACAGAAAGTCTCACAATGAAACTCCGACACCAACCACGCCCAGATCGCACACCGGCGCTTGTCCTCGCCGCCACGATCGCCGACGCCACAGCCCTTGCCGATGGGCTCGGCATCGTCGCCCACGTGCGAGGCATCCGATCGACTGGGCGCGGGTGCATCGCGTCGTGTGTGATCGTGGACGCCGCGATCTGGCCCCTGGCTGACAGGCAGCTCAATGAGGTAATCCCATGTCTTGCTGGCCAAAAGGACCCGGCAATCTACCGAATCGAAAGGATGGAGACCCCAGGGTGATAGACCGCACCATCGATAGAGTCCGCGAAACCCTAAGCGGAGCAACGGAATGAGTAGCGCAACCCCCGCACCGCTCGAATGGGTCGCGGTGGAAAGCTGGGGACAACTCCGGGAAGCGTCGTATCAGGGGGGAAGGTATCAGATCTACACCTACCGGGGCGGCTGGGCCTTCGGCCGCTGCGACCATCCTCTGTTGCCCAAGTTCGACGGCTGGGTGAACACCGAGGACGAGGCAAAGCGTTTGTGCGAGAGGGACTACCACAAGGTTGCCCGGCTGTTGTCTTGGGTGCAATACATCCTCAACAACGACCCGCCGACCGATCTAGTTACGGCGCATCCATGAAGCCCGGTGACGCGGAGCGTATGTACGACATGTTGGTCTTGATGGGGCTAAATCCGGTTCCTTGGCAGTTTGAGCTGTTGATGAAGCTAGAGCAGTCGATCAATGAGCAGTTCGCAGCCATCGTCGGCCCCTTGGAGTAGAACCGGCCTATGGACGCACGTAAGGCCATCCGCGAGGTCATCGAGAGCATCCCGAACCTGTTCGGCGTAACCCGGAAGAAGACCATCGGCGCCGAGGGCGAGACCGAGACCATCGTCTACACGCAGGCCCAAGTCGCCGACTTGATCGCCTCGATACTGCCTGACAGCCTAAAGGCCAAGGGACACCAGGTGATCGGGCCGCTGCCCGGTGTCGAGTCAGTGCCCGACCAGCCTCGGCGGCGGTATGTCCGTGTGCCAATCACCTCGCAGCCGTGGTCTGACGGCGCGGTGCGTATCAGCCCTCACGGTGACGAGGTGGTCATTCGCAATGTGCCCGACCGGCTGCACATGCAGGACGTGCCCGCGCTGGCCGCTGCACTCATGGCCGCCCACTCGACATGGCGACCGACGCGCCGATAGGCCCGTGGGCAACCTGCATGTTTGACGGAAAACACGCCGCCCGAAATCCGCTACGCGGAAATGTCCATCCTGACCTGCTACTATTCCGTTTCGAGTCGCCACCCCCATGCCCGAACCCCTTCGGACCTGGGGGTTTGTTCATTTCCAGCTAACGTCAGTGGAGGTGAGATGACGACCGTTCAACGCAACACCACCACCCGCGACAAGCACCGGCGCATCATCAAACTCGGGCTGGCGCCAAGTCCGTTCGGGCGGCATCCGGCCTGCTATCACTGCGGCGAGGACATCGATTACGACGCCCACCACCGCGACCCGCGCAGCTTCACCATCGATCACCTCAAGGCGCTGGCCAAAGGCGGAACCGACACCCTCGACAACATCGTGCCCGCGCACTGGGATTGCAACCGCAACAAGTCCGACAAAGACCTTGACGAGCTGCTGCCCGGTGGCGTCACGTTCGTCACCGAACGCTGCTGGTGGTAGGGCAATGGACGAACGACGCGCCGCCGCATATCAGAGACTTGACGAAGTGGTCCGCGAACTGACCGCGATCACCGAAGACGAAAGCGACGACGGCCAGCCCCGATACACGGCCACCGATTACGTGCTCATCGTTGGTGCGCAGACAATCGACAACGACGGCGACCGGGTCGGGTACGTCACCGTCTATCCGCAGGGCGGTTCGCAACCGTCGTACATCACCACAGGTCTTGTCGCCCAGGCCCAAGGATTCCTCGCGGCCTCGCCCGCTGACTGATCGAACGCTGGACCGACCCCCTGGGGGACTGGACCCGAGGGGTCTGGCGCCCGCCCCTCATGGCTTAGGCGACCGCCCCCCCTGGCCGATTTTGTTTCGGGGTCGTTGGCCCCTGTGAAATCTCGTTTTTTGTTGACCACAAGGGTGATTCACCGAGGGTGAAACCGGCTGACCCGTATTTCGCGTCGGCACAGGCGATCTGAGAGCCCGAAAAGGAGGCCGTCATGCAACTTACGCCCGTCGATTCCGCAGCAGGCGGCGCCCCGCTGCCTGCTGGACTGACCGAGGATGGTTCAGGCCAATCGCTGTGGCGCTCCATCGTGGACGACTACACGCTACGGCCCGATGAGCTGCGGTTGCTGGCCGATGCGTGTGAGTTGGCCGACCGTATCGACTACCGCAAGCAGCGGGCCGACGAGCTGCACCGCGAGGTGGGCGAGAACCTGCTTATCCGTGGTTCGACTCGCCAGCTTGTCAGGAACCCGCTGATTGATGAGGCCCGCCAGGAGTTGGCCGAGCAGCGCAAGGATCGTATCGCGCTCAACGATCTACTGGCCCGGCTCAAGCTGCCGGATCTGGACCCCGACCGCGACGGCGACGACCAGGGCCGTGACGGCGCCAGCTCCGGTGCGAAGCGATCGGCCTCGGCGTAATGGCGACGCGGCGCCACTCACGCCGCCCGGCCGGGGCCAGTCATATCCGCGTGGTCAGTGACGACGAGCGCGCACCCGCCCCGGCACAGACCGACCCCGAGCTGTCCCTGAGCGATGGCGCGGGGCAATCGCCGGAGGCCGCGACGGCGCCTGCTGACGGTCAGATGTCGCTGGCTGATGCGGTCGCCGGTGGCGACTATCAGCAGATTTTGCAGGCCCAGGCGCGGGACATCATTCGGGACCTGGCGGCGGCGACCGGGGCGTCTAAGGCCGCGCTACACGGGCGCTTGATGACCATCTCCAAGGAAATTGAGAGCCTGAAAGCGGCGCCGGGCGGCGAACAGTCCGTAGTGGCAACCACCGACGATGAGCCCTGGGACAGCACGGCTCTCTGAGGTCGCACGGCACGTCATCGCCCCGGCCGGGATCGTTTCGACCGGCTGGCCAGCGGTGCGCGACACCTGCAAGCGGCTCGGTTGGGAGTTCGACGGCTGGCAGGACGGCGCGGGCCGACTGATCTTGGGTAAGCGGGCCGATGGCCTGTACGCCGCCGACACGATCGTGTTGTCCATCCCGCGCCAGGTCGGCAAAACCTACCTGGTGGCGTGCATCATCTTCGCGCTGTGCCTGATTCACCCCGGCTTGACGGTGATCTGGACAGCACACCGAAAGACCACTGCCGCAGAGACGTTCGAATCGTTCGCCGGGATGGCGGCACGCCCCAAGGTCGATCCACATATCGAAGCGGTCCATCGCGCGCGCGGCGATGAAAAGATCATGTTCACCAACGGGTCACGAATCCTATTCGGCGCCCGCGAATCTGGCTTCGGTCGCGGATTCTCCGACGTGGACATTCTTGTGTTCGATGAGGCGCAGATCATGACCGAGGGCACCCTCGAAGACATGGCTGCAGCGCAGAACGTGGCCACCAACCCGCTGACGTTCATGATGGGCACACCGCCGAGGCCCAAAGACCCCGGCGAAGTGTTCACCATGCACCGCCAAGAAGCACTCGACACGCTCACCGACGAGACCGCACGCGAGACCAACGAAACGGCGTACATCGAGTTCTCAGCCGATCGGGGATGCAACCCGATGGAGCGGGCGCAGTGGGCCAAGGCCAATCCCTCATTCCCGCACCGCACCTCCGAGCGCGCCATGTTGCGTCTGCGTAAGAAACTCAAGTCGTTGGAGTCCTGGTGCCGCGAGGCCCTGGGCATCTGGGATGAGGTCTCGGTACATCAGCCCGTGGTCACGCGCGAGGCGTGGGGCGAGCTGATCGACGTAGGCCCCGGCCACCGGATTGCCCCGGACGGTATCGGTGTCGATATGTCCCACGGCCTACAAATCTCGGTCAACGCCTGCTGGATCGAAGATGAATCGGCACACATCGAAGAGATATGGGCCGGAACCGATGTGGCAGCGGCGACCGCCTGGACCGCCAGGGCCGCGGGCCGACGAATCGAGGTCGTGATCGATGACCTGTCGCCAGCGGCGCAGATGATCCCCGGCCTAAAGGCCCTCGGGGTCAACGTACGCCGATCCACTGCCCGAGACATGACCAAAGGCTGCGGGCTGATAGCGAGCCGCATCAAAGCCAAAACGCTCACCCATGGCGACCAAAAGCCCGTCACGTCAGCCATTCTCAACGCCATCCGCCGAAAGATTGGTGATGCCGGTGGCTGGGGCTGGGACCGGCGCGACTCAACGGTGGTCATCCACCCGATTGTCGCCGCAACCCTGGCGCTACTGGCCGCGACAACCAAACGTAAACCCCCATCGGGCGATAGCTCGCGAGGACGAGAGGCGGTGGTGCTGTGAAGGTTTCAAAGATCACCCTTCCGGACTTCACGAACGATGAAAATGCCTTGCTGAATGGTCTTTTGCAGCAGCTGGCCGATTGCCAGCCGAACAACTATCTGCGCGCCTCGTACTACGACGGCAAGCGCGCCATCAAGAAGGTGGGCGAGGTAATCCCGCGCCAGTACTACAAACTGGGACTAGTGCTCGGATGGTCCGGCAAGGCCGTGGACGTACTGGCGCGCCGCTGCAACCTCGACGGCTTTGTCTGGCCCGGCGGGGACCTTGACTCGCTGGGATTCCAGGAGGTTTGGGACGACAACTTCTTCGGCGCAGAATCCAGCAGCGCCACAATCTCCTCACTGATCCATGGCCCCGCGTTCCTGATCAATACCGAGGGCGGCGACGATGAACCCAAGTCGCTGATCCACGTCAAGGACGCGCTTAACGCCACCGGCGATTGGAACTCGCGCACCCGGCGCCTGGACAACCTGCTGTCAATCATTGCGTGGGACGAGGATTCGCGGCCACGAGAACTCGCGCTCTACCTGCGAAACAGAACGGCAGTGGCCCGGAAAGACGGGCGGCGCTGGGAAGTTCAGTGGAGCCAACACACCCTCGGTGTGCCCGCCGAGGCCCTGGTCTACAAGCCGCGGGTAGGGCGACCGTTCGGGTCCTCGCGCATCTCGCGCCCGGTGCGCTCGATTCACGACCGCGCATTGCGCGTGCTGATCCGCACCGAAGGGCATGCGGACATTTTCAGCTATCCCGAGCTGTGGATGCTCGGCGCCGACACGTCCATATTCAAGAACCCGGACGGCTCCCTTAAGCCCTCCTGGAAGGTAATGCTCGGGCGTATCAAGGGAATCCCGGACGACGAGAAGGCGCTCGATCAAAAGAACGCCCGCGCCGACATCAAGCAGTTTCAGGCCGCGAGTCCACAGCCGCATATCGACCTCATGGAACAGTGCGCCAACGAGTTCGCGGGCGAAACTGACCTGCCCGTCTCGGCGCTCGGGGTGCAGGCCAAGACCAACACCACGACCGCTGACGGCTCCGACAACGCCGAAAAGCAGCTGATTGCCGAGGCCGAAGGCGCTACCGATGATTGGTCACCGGCATTTCGCCGAGCCATGATGCGCGCGTTGGCCATCAAGAACAACGAGAATCAGATTCCCGCCGCCTGGCGCTCGATCGACACCAAATGGCGTAACCCCGCCTACATTTCGCGTTCGGCGCAGGCCGATGCCGGGCTCAAACAGCTCTCAGCGATCCCGTGGCTTGCCGAGACCGAGGTCGGCCTGGAACTGCTGGGGCTTTCGAGACAGGACATCGACCGCGCCCTGGACGAGCGGGACCGCGCCCAGCGCGCCCGCCAGGTCACCTCACTGGTGGACAAGCTCACCGGCGCCCCGATCCCCGATCCGGCGCCGGGCACCGCCGAGCAGGCCGCACAGCAGGCGATCGGCAATGGTTCACGCGGTCTCTGAGTTCCAAGGGCTACTCGCGGCCCTGGGCGCAGAGCAAGCCGCCCAGCTCGCGCGGCTGCTGGCGCGCACCGACCGGCTCGACCGGGGCGAGCTGCTGGCATTCATCACCGACGCCTACCCCGAGGCCATCGCACCGTTCCTGAGTGCCGCCGCCCTGCTGACTGCTCAGTGGTACGACGAACAGCCGACCACCTCGACCTACACCGCCGCCCCCGCAGAACTGGCCCCCGCCGTGCAGCTGGCCGTCTCCGGGCGCTGGGCCATGCTGCAAACCACTCCATTGGACGCCCTGACCGGCAGCGCCGCCCGCGCCCTGTTCGACGCCTCACGAGAGACCGTGCTCACCAACGTGATGACAGAGCCCGGCGCACGGTGGGCGCGGCACGCCTCGGCCAACGCCTGCTCGTTTTGCCGGCTCATGGCCACCCGAGGCGCCGTCTACACCTCGGAAGCCTCGGCCACCAAGGTCACGGGGCGCGGCGCGAATCTGGAACGCTCGGACCGGCGCGCGATCGCGGCCGGGCAGATGAGCAGAGACGAAGCCCTGCAACGCCGCTCGGTGTACCACTCTCAGCGTCTCGCGGCCAAAGCTGGCAAGAACGTCGGAGACAGCCGCACCGGCGCACAGCGCGGCGCCCGCGCCCTGGGCGAGAAATACCACGACCGCTGCCACTGCATCGCGGTCATGGTGCGCCCCGGAAACACCTACCAGCCACCGGCCTACGTCGAGCAATGGGAACGCGACTACCTCGACGCGGTGGAGGCCACCCGCGCAGCCGGGCAGACCAAAGGCAAGTACGGCGCCATCGACCTGACCGCCGTCATCCGCCACATGGACCACGCCCACCGATAACCGGCGCCCGCACGCGCCCCGCAAGCCCCCCTTAGCCGAAACGGCCGAGGACAACCCGAAATGGGAGAACACCGCATGTCCGAAAACACCACCCTGCCCGTACACCCGATCACCGGACTACAGGCCATTGGATTCACCCGACGCGGCCCCGTGTGGCCGGTCATTGGCGCCTCCGAGCCGCCTGCTGGGGGAACCGAAACGGAACCCAAAAGCGAGCAGGATACCGGCAAACTGCCCGATGACCATCCGCTTGTAAAGACGCTGGCAGCCAACAAGATCGAAATCAAGGAACTCAAGGCCAAGGCTGCGCGCCTCGACGAAATCGAAGAGGCGCAAAAGACCCAGGCGCAAAAGGATGCCGACCGCATCACTAAGGCCGAGGCCGAGGCCGCAACGGTCCCGTCTCGGGTGGCCAACGCACTTAAAGAGCACCTGGTCGCCTTCCACAAGATCGATGCCGAAGACGCCGAGCTGTTTCTGACCGGCGACGACCCCGAGCTATTGCTCAAGCAGGTAGCCCGCTTCCTTGAACAAACGGACAAGCAGAGCAAATCAAACCGTGTGCCCGGCGAGGGCACCAACGGCCGCGTCAAGCCCAGCACCATGCAGCAGTTCTTTGACGAGCTGACCGGCCGATCAAGCTGACAACAAAGGAGATTAAGCAATGACCGTACAGAGCACTGATCTACTTCTGCCGACTCAAATTGCCGATGGCATCGTGGAGAGGGCGAAGACAAGTTCTACGATCGCGGCGCTGTCCGCGCAGGAACCTCAGCGGTTCGGCAAGGTCGAAATCATCACGTTCGATGATGACCTGACGGCCGAATTTGTGGAGGAGTCGGGGGCCAAGGGGTCCGATGAGGCTAAGCCCGACCACGTGACCGCCGCACCACACAAGGCGATCGTGCAGATGCGTACATCCGACGAATTCAAGTGGGCCGATGAGGATTACAAGCTAGATATCTTCAAGAAGTACCAAGAGAAGTGCGCCCGCGCTTTGGCTCGCGCTCTGGATCTGGGCCTGTACTATCGCATCAATCCGCGCACCGGAAATCCTGTCTCGACGTGGACCAACTACCTCGACACCACCACCAAGCGGGTGGAGATCACCGCGACCTCGGAGCCCGATCTGGATTTCGAGGCCGCTGCTGGTCTGGTCATAGGTGACGGCTACAGCGTCAATGGGGTCGCTTTCGATCCCAAGTACGCCTGGACGCTGTCTACTGCCCGTTACAAGGACGGCCGCAAGAAGTACCCCGAACTCGGTCTAGGCGAGGGTATTTCGTCGTTCGAAGGGGTGCCCGCGGCGGTGTCGTCCACGGTCTCGGGCAAGGCCAAGGACGGTGATGCCACCGATAACAAGGTGCGCGCCATCCTGGGCAACTTCCGTAGCGGTATTCGGTGGGGTGTTCAGCGTGACTTCCCGTTCAAGATCCTCGAATACGGCGACCCGGACAACAAGGGCCGCGACCTGGCGGGTCACAACGAAATCCTGCTGCGCACGGAAATCGTCTACGGCTGGTACGTATTCGCTGACGAGTTCGCTGTCATTGAAGATGCGGTGACCCCGTAATGCCGAGGTTCCGCAACACGGTGGGCGGGTCCGTCGTCAACATTGACGACGGGCTCGCTACCCGCCTCGCCATCACCGAGAACCCGGCCTGGGAGCCCCTGGACGAACACGCCCACCCGGCTACGACGGAGGGGGCGGCGACACTTACGGGTGCCGAGATGGCCTCCTTGATCGACCTCGACCTGGTGGTGTCCTCGGAGACGTTTGCCGCCATCGTCCCCGAGAACACCGCCGCCGCGCCCGCCGAGCCCAAGGCGCCAGCCAAGGGCAAGCCTGCGCGCAAGTCCTCACCTACCGATCCCGAGGGGGCCAAGGATGCCAGCGGTACAGATCACGACCTCTGATCTGGCGCCGTTCGCCACCATCCCCGAGGTGAAAGCAACGGCAATGATTGCCGACGCGATGGCCATGGCCCTGCTGGTCGCGCCCTGCCTGGATGACCCGCAGCTGACCGGCAAGAAAGCCGCAGCCGCCAAGGCGATCATTCGGGGTGCGATCCTGCGCTGGCATGAGGCCGGGTCAGGGGCTCTGTCACAAAAGCAGCAGAGCGCCGGGCCGTTCGCTCAGTCTGAAACCTACGACACCCGCCAGATGCGGTGGGCGATGTACTGGCCCAGCGAAATTGAACAGCTGCAATCGATTTGCCGCGCCGACGATGACGCCTCGGGCGGTGCCTGGGGGTACGACGTGCTCGGCGCGTGCGGGCCGTCGCACTCCCCGGTGTGCACGCTGAACATGGGCGGCACCTACTGCTCATGCGGGGCCAATCTGACCGGCCACGAGCCGCTATGGGAGGCCACCGGCGATGACTAGCTTTCCGCTGCCCTTCAAATGCGAACAGCACGCGTACATCCCCGGGGCCGACAATAGCCACGGAAACCCCGATGTCCAGTGGGCCGAGCCGGTAGAGCGCGACTGTTTCTGGTGGGACCCGGATTCGACGGAAACACCGACGCCGCCGACCGCAGGAACCCGCGCCCTAGCCGACCGCTACCTGGCCGTGGACGCCGCCGTGGCGGTCGATCACCGCGACAAATTCACCGTCAACGGCCAAGAGTTCACCGTCACCGGACTGCCCCAGGATTTCAACCATGGACCGTTCGGATTCTCCCCGGATCGTCTGGTCATCGAACTGAAATGGGTGGGATGAGCGTGGGCGTCAAGTACACCGTCAGCTCTGCGACGATCCGCAAAATGATGACCTCAGCCGGAGCGAAAGCCGAAGTGCACGAGCGGGGTTTGCGGTTAGCGGCCAACGCCAACGAGGTACCCTCAACCACTTCTCCCGAGCATGACGGCCTGTACTACGAAGCGGTCGAAGCATCCGATGCCAAACGCGCCCGTACCCGCGTGCAAACCACCGGCCCGCGCGCAGTCAACCATGAGGCCATCACCCAGGCCCTCCTGCGGGCGGTTTCCGATGCCCGTTGATCTGGTCGAGTTCCCCGACCTCACCGCCCTGGCCCGCGTCATCGCCATGCAAGAACTCGCCGCACGCGGGATCACGGGTATCGGCATCGGCTCGGGCGCAATCGGCGGCAAACCACTGCCGCAGCGCTACATTCGGCTATACGCCCTGCCCGGCACCGAGCTATGCCGCCGCGTGCAGAGCGTCATGATTGTCGGCCAGGTCTACGACACCAACGAAATCCGTGGGTTCGCTACAGCCTCCAAGCTCGGCGCGATCCTGCGCGCTGCCCCTGAGATCGAGCTCGCGGACGATAACCCGGTCACCGAGCCGTGCGAGCTGCACGGACCCTACCCATCCACCGATCCTGACCTACCGACGTATGCGCGGTATCAGGTCAATGTGCGCTGGACGGTCCAGTCCAGCATCACCGCATAAATACACCAGTCCCAAGGTAAACCCTGTGTCGCAGTCGCGGACGGGGCAATTTGTCGTGCCCACTCGGGCGCACCCCAAGGAGGAAAGATAGTGGCGCACACCAATGTTCGAAACACCGGCGTTTGGGTTCCCAAGCATGCCGGTGGTGTATTCCGATACCCGCTGGGCACACCCCTGCCCACCGACCCGTGGAGCCCCCGGCCCGTCGTCCCCGGCTGGGACCCGCGCCTGGGTGGCTGCGATGACACCGGCGTTACGTGGAATGTCAAGCGCGACAAGGACCCTAAGAAGGATTGGAACGGTGACAAGGTTCGCGTCGTGCAGACCGGCAAGGACGACACCTGGAAACTGAAATACATCGAGCCCAAGAACCCGCGCGTGATGGAAGAGTATTTCGGCAAGGGCAACGTGACCGTCACCGAGGCCACCACGCAGCACGGAACCCTGATCGCGGCGGTGTCCAATTCTGATGTTCTGCCGCACTTCTCGTACATCGTGGATGTGTTCGACGGCGCGGTGCGTAAGCGGCGCTGCATTCCCGATGCGCAGGTGGGCGAAAACGGTGACGAGCTGTGGCAGTCCAAGGACTGGACGGCCCTGGAGTTCACCTATGACCTGTTCCCGGATTTGGCGGGCAATACGTTCTACGACTACACCGAGTTGGACGACAAGCTGATCGAGGCCACCTACCTGGTGACGCTGGCCGGTACGCCGACCGCTGGCAGCTTCGATTTCGTGGTGGCCGGGCAGCCCGCCGAAATCGCCTACGACACCACGGAGGCCGCGTTTCAAACGGCCGTGTCCGCGCTGCCGAATGTCAAGGCCGCAACGGTCACCGGCAGTGCTGGAGGCCCCTTCACGGTCAAGGTCACCACAGCCGGTGTGGCGCCGGTGTCTGTCGATGGCACGGACCTGACCGGCGGCACGGTGTCTGTCAGCATCGCGCCGTAGCTGCCCCCTCTGGACCCCACCGGCCGCCGTTTAACACCTTGGGCGGCGGCCGGTGGTCACAGGAAAACCAAGGTGAGACAAGGTGATGTGACATGACAAAGAGCAAGAGACTCGGCCCGCTGGATGAGTCGGGGATGCACACCGTTATCGAGGCCGACGAGGCAACCCCGGAGGCCACCGAGACCACGGACGGCCCGGCCAGTGATGCGCCGCACAAGCCGCTGCCGGGCGATGCGGAGTACGACTGGTCGGCACACTACGGCGATATCGAGTTATACCGGCACACCTTCCGCGACGGAACGGTGGTGGCGCTGCGCCCATTCGGGTCAGTGTTCTCCAAGACGCTGCTGTGGAAACTCCGAAACGCCGAGACCGAATCCGAGGTGCAGTTCACAGCCATCATGCGCGGCGGATGCCCTGCCGTTGATGTCGTGCTGGACCGGGTAGCTGCCGCAGCGCTCGACACCGATGACTACGAGTACGACCCGATCGCCGAACTGTTCGCGTCGTGGATGAAAGCGGGCACCAGCACCACCGAAGACGCCGATGACGGTCTGTCACTGGGAAAATCCGTCAGCTAGCCGACATCGTCTTTGAACATATCGACGCCATCGAGCGCGATCTGTTCTCAGATAATCGGGTATTTGAAGACCTCGGCTGGCGCGGCTTGTGGGCCTATGTCACCGCCGCGCCACCGGGGACCGCGATCCACCACGCCCGATCCGAGGGCATGTCGATCGAAGCCCAGCTCGGCGCCGAACTACTCAACGAGTTCTCGGAACTGCATTGGCGTTACAACGCAGTGCATTTCGAAGGCGGATCAAAGATTGCGTTCCCAGAACGTTTGTCGTTGCGCGAGTTGATCTATGGCCGTGAGCCGGTTGAAGAGATCGATTACGACGCGCACATAGCCAACACCGAAGTGGACCCCAGGGTCCGCGCGATGCTGCAAGGAGGTTGATTCAGCCATGCCCGAGATAGAAACCCTCTGGATACCCCTTGCGGTCACGGGTAAGAACCTCAAACGCGACATGGAGCGCGAGGTCACCGGTGCCGGAACGCACGCCGGTAACAAGATCGCCAAAGAGATGGAGGACGCCACCGGCAAAGGCGCTAAACGTGCTGCGGCACAGATCGACCGGAACCTGGGCCGCAGCCTGGGCGAGAGGACCGGCGCCGCACTGGGTACCGCGCTCGGTGTGGGGCTGCGTCCGGTCGTCGGGACCGTGCAGCGCCTCGGCGGCGAGGCTGGCCGCCAGTGGGTACAGAAGTTCTCCCAGCAGCTCGCCAACGCAAAAGTCAACGCCCCCAAGGTCAACGCACCGATCAACGTCGATCTACCGGGCAGCACCGGCAGCGGCGGGGGCAGTGGGCTCGCGGCGGCGGGCATGCTGGGGGCCATCACCCGCGTCGCTGGCCCCGCCGCGATCGCGCTCGGGATCACCGGCTTGGCGTACAAGACACTCTCGGCCGGGTTCGACCGCGCGAAAAGCCTTGACGCCACCCGGTTTAAGTTGCAGGCGCTCGGCAATGACGCGGCGGCGGTCACCGCGATCATGAACGCCGCACAGGGCTCGGTGAAGGGCACCGCGTTCTCACTGGACGCGGCGGCCTCCACGGCGGCCACAGCGGTCGCAGCCGGGGTTAAGCCCGGCGAGGACCTGGCCAAGTACCTGGGCACGGTGGCCGACGCGGCGGCGATCGCGGGCGCCGACCTGGGCGATATGGGCCACATCTTCAACAAGGTGCAGACCTCGGGCAAGGCGATGACCGACGACCTGAACATGTTGGGCGATCGGGGATTGCCGATCTTCGCGTGGCTGCAAAAGGAATACAAGGTCACCGGCGCCGAGCTGTCCAAGATGGTGGAGAAAGGGCAAGTCGACGCCGCCACATTCCAGAAGGTCATCGCCGAGAACGTCGGCGGTGCGGCCAAGAAGATGGGCGGCACATTCGAGGGCTCGGTCAAGAACATGGGCGCCGCGCTCGGGCGCCTGGGGGAGGCGTTCATTTCCCCGTTCCTGGGCAGCGGCACCGACGCCCTCGGCCAAATCACAATCGGCATTGACAAGGTGGCCGGGTTCATCAAGGAGCGCCAGCCTGAAATCATCCGGTTCGCCGCCGCTGTCGGGACCGGGTTCACCTCCATGGCGGGCTCTATCGCGCGCGGTCTGGGCAACGGGCTGCGGTTCATCGCCCGCTTCGTGGACGGCATCAAAACCGCCTCCAGCGGTATCGGCGGGTTCTTCTCAGCCTTGGGCCTGACCGGCATCGGGGATGCGTTGCAGCGCTGGGGCTCTGATCGCAGCGTCAACGACTGGCTGCGTGATGCGGCCAAGTCCGTGGATGACTTCGGGAACCGGGCCACCGCCGCCTCGGACCGGATCGCCAAGTGGGGTGAGGACACCGCCGAAACCACCAAGATCGTCAATGCTCTTGGGGCTGCGGTGCAGGAGGTTCCCGACACCCACGAAATCGTCCTGACGGACAACTCGCCCGAGCAGATCGCCAAGCTGAACGCCATCGGTTACACCGTCAAGACGATGCCGGACGGCAAGAACCTGGTTATCCGGGTCGATGACAGTGACGCCGCTGAACGCATGCGGGCGCTGCGCGCTGAACTTGAGGATTTGGTCAGCCACCCCAAGACGGTCAAGGTCACCACCGAGTTCGCGCAGAACGCGGCCAGCGCCCAGCCGGTTATCCCGACCACCTCGGCCCCGTCTGGGCCGTTCCCGTTCGCCACCAACCTGCTGCCACGCATGTTCGGGGCCATCGCCATGGCCTCCGGTGGGCTGCGGTTCATCAACAAACCGGCCTACGCCGACATCTACGCCGGGCGCGGGGCGGGCACAATCTTCGCCGAGCAAGAAACTGGCGGCGAGGCATACATTCCGCTAGCGCCGTCCAAGCGCTCCCGCAGCACCGCGATCCTGCGCGAGGTGATGCGGATATTCGGCATCAACAGCTTCGCAGGCGGCGGCATCAGCGTCGACGAACTCAAAGCCATGGCCAGCGGTATCGAGGGGCAGACCTACGGCTGGGGCGCCCCGGCCGGACCCAACTCGGATTGCTCGGGTACCCAATCGTGGCTGGCCAACATGATCAGCGGCGGCACCGGACGCTTCGCCACCGCCTCACAAGGCAGCGCGTTGGCGGCACGCGGGTTTCAAATGGGTGACCCGCCACCGGGTATCGCCGCGTACTGGATCGGCTGGAAAAACGGCGGGCCAGGCGGCGGGCACACCGCGGGCACCATCGTTGACCCTGACGGCGGCAACGTCAACGTCGAGATGGGCGGCAAGCGCGGTAACGGCCAGTTCGGCGGCGGCGCGGCCGGTGCGCGTGACTTCCCGAGCCGGGCGTGGATCGCGCTGGCCGCAGGCGACAACGGCCAAACCACCGGGGGCGGCGGCGCCTCCCCGTCACAGGTGATGTCCGCGCAGTCCTCGGTGCGGCGCACCAAGGCCGCCACAGCCGCAGCGCAGAAAGACCTCGATGACGCGAACGCCGAACTGAACTCGGCCCCCGATGACAAGAAACGCGCTGCCGCTGAGAAGAAACGCGACAACGCCCAACGGCGCCTCGATTCGGCCAAAGACCGCCAGGCCGTCGCCGAACAGCGCCTCTCTGAGGTCTTGGACAAGAAAGCCAAGGGCACCAACAAGGAGGTGGGCGATGCGGGTAGCGGCATGGGCCAAGGGCTCGGTGCGGGCATCATCTCCGGCCTATTCCAAGGACTCGGTATCGATGGCTCGGTGTTCTCCAACCCGATGGACTGGCCCAACGTCAAGTCCGGGATGGCGGCGCTGAACTGGGGTCTGAACTTCGCCCAAAAATGGGCCGGCGCAGGAGCCCAAGACGGCGGTAGCGGCCAAATCCCCGGCGCGGGCACCGAATTGAACTTCGGCGGCCAGATCGCAGACGGCATGCTCGGCGGCCTGGGCCTGACCGCACCCAAGGAGCCCGCCCCGGCAACCGCAACCGCCCCGAGCGGCGGCGGCGATACCTACAACCTGTCCGGCGTCTCACCAAAGGAGATCATGCCCAAACTCGAAGCGCGATCATTCGCGGCCAACCAACGTCACCTGGGCACCAGGCGGCCATCATGAGCGCAAGCAAATGGCTCAAGTACGACCCGATCCTGGATCGCGCCGCACAGCCCTCATTTGCGACCTGGACCGACCGGGACATGGGTCCGTACGCTTCGCAGCTGCAATCGGATCAAACCAAACGGGTGTACGTGTCCCCGGACGGGCAGCGCATCTACAACCTGGCGGGCGGATTCAAAGGCAACCGGGGCGTGGTGCAGGCACCGGGCATGAAGGGCGCCACCGGCGTCGCATTCGATCAGCTGTACTCATCGGGGCCGTGGATGCTCGGCGAAGAGCCCGAGCGCACCGACTACCGCAAGCGGGTCTTGAACCTTGCGCTGCATTTCGCCCCGCACATCAACGCCGTGTCCAAACTGCGCTACCCGGACACCGGTATAGCGCTAGAACAGATTCAGGCCCAATGGTGGCGGGACTGGCCCGAAGACGTTGATCTGCCCATGGGTTTCATGGGCGAGTTCACCCGCTACGACGGCTGGCACTGGATACGGGTCCGCAACGGTGAACCCAATTTCGATACCGTCGAGATTGACCCGCGCGCGTACGGAAACTATTACGCCACAGCGTCCATGACGATTCACTGCCCGTTCCCGTTCTACTCCAAGCGGGCATTGACCCGCGAGTGGCGCAATGACGCGGCCAACGCCGTGATCAACGGGCGCAACCACGGCATCCTGCGGCTACCGAACAAAGGCGACTACGAGCAATGGCCCAAGTTCATTGTCGAGGGTGCCGGGAAGGTGTCGATTCAGGACGGATTGACCGACCGCATGGTGGACATCGAAATCTTCCCCTCCGACGGCATGGTGCTCGTGGACACCGACCCGTCGGCGCGAACCCTTACCTCCGAACACGATCCGATCGACAACGCGCTGTGGAAACTGATCCGCAACAGCGACATCCTTGACTTCATCCTCGGGGACATCACCAACGCCCGTGCCGGTGTCCCGATCGGGCGCCGCGTGCCGGGCGGGGTTGGGTTCATGTCCCCGATTCCCTCGGAAACGATGGCCAATATCAAAGTGACACATACTAATCCGGCAGGCATCATCACCATGGTCATGTCGCAGTGGTACCGGCGCGGGGTCGACTGATGTCCGACTCATGGCTTGACGTATGGGCCGACAATGCAAAGGTTCGGCGCGTCATCACCGCGCCCTCCGATCCGATCACCAAATACCGGCTGTTGGACGGTCGGCGCGAGATATGGCGCCGCGCCACCAAACAACCGCCCTTGTTGCGGGTCCTGGACAAGCAGCTCAAGTATCTGGGCACGCTGCGCGGCCAGGTCCGCGAAGGAGATTGGGAACGGCTCTGTGATGACACCGGTGTCGGCAAGATCCGAGTGCGCCGCGATGATTGGCTGGCCGACCTCATGGCCCGTGGCACCCGCTACACCGAGGATCTGCACCTGGCGATCGACCTCAACCCCAACATCCGTTCCTGGATGACCCGTATCGGGTACCGGATTCAATCGGTGGTCGCGGTCAAAGATGAGGACGGCACCCACTGGGTTGACCTGGAACTGATTTCGCTGCGCGAGCACGCCAAGCACATCGCCCTCATTCCGACACCCATCTCAGCCCCGGAGTTTCAGCCCCTCAAGGCGTGGGTGTGGTTGCAGAACTTCCGCTCGGGCATGGCGTTCACCACGTTCTTGAACCTGTTGCGCACGTTCTGGCCGTTCCTGGCGCTGCCGACCTCATGGGCCGACCCGGTGCACTGGCTGACCACCCGCGCCGGGAACCTCTCACCGCTGCACTGGCCGATCCAAGTCCAATATGTGAACGCAGCCCTGGATACCTCGCGCATTGTGCCGATCGCCGCGAAAGCGCAAATGCTGCACGATATTCACGCCCCGCTCGGCGAAGACACCGGCGTGGTCTTGATGGACTATCTATGGCTAGAAGAGGACGAGACCAGCCCGCACCCCGAACTCGCCGCACTCGTGGGCGAGAAGCTGGCCCGGCCCACCCGCAACTGCATCGTGCTCGCATTCGAGGACAAGTCGGGCATCACCGGCCCCACCGGAACGGCATTCGACGGCGCTCTGAACGCTGTCGGCGCCATCCTGGATGACACCATCACCGAGGTCATCTTGCCCCTCGACCAGGACGGCGACGGCCTGACAGATCCGTTCTTTCGGCGCCTGCTCGGCGTGGCGCCCGAGAAACCCTCGCTGGTGTGGAGGGACTGCAAGCACTCGGGCATCATCACCAGCGCCCACCGCATGCAGCGTGGCACTGCCCGCACCGTTTGGACCGGCGGGCACAGCCCCACAATCCTTAACCAGGCCATCACTTTTGGTGTGCGCTATGCGTTAGCGCAACTGGAACAGGTGATCCCGTATCCGGGCTCGGCGTATCAGCAGCCGGGCAGCTCGGGGCTGGACAACATCTACCAGGAGCAGCTGTCGGACCTGTTTTTCGCCTGGCAAAAGTGGACGAATCCTAAAGTGGCGCTGTGGCTTAACGACTACGCCCTGATCGATCATGTCGAGCCGGGCAACGGTATTGCCTGGGTGGTCTCCAGTGCGTTGACGATCCGCCAGGGCATGAGCAAGACCATGCCCAAGGTCGCGTTCACCATGACGACCCGCGACGGGCACCCCCACGTGTACGGATTCGACTACCTGGTGGGCGATCGCGGCATGTGGGAAGTCGATTCCATCTACTACGTCAACAACATTCGCGGTATGAAGTGGTCAGTGACCGACAAAACCCCGATGGCACATAGCCTCACCATCGGCAAGGCCCGCGACCATGACCCGTTCGAGGCGGGCATGAAAGCAGTCGCGGACGGCTGGAACGCCATCGGCTCACTCATCGGCGGCGCCGCGATCGCGGCCTAACCCACCACATCCAACACCCACCCCCGGCGCCAGCTGCGGGGTCATTCGTCATACCCCAAAGGAGGGACACATGCAGTGTTGGCAAAACGCCGGCGCACGCCAAAAACTGCCCGTCACCAGCGGCTCCGCGAGAACTCAGCTAAGGACCCGGACCTGGGCGCGACATGCGCATGGTCGCAAGGAACGCATGGACGGTAACGCGGCATGAGCGAACCCAAGCCCAAAGACCCTAAGGCGCGTGAACTGCTCGACGCCGCCGCCCGCATCACCGACGCGCTGGCGTTCGCGCGCGGCCCGCGCGGTGAGGTGCTGTACCTGACCGATGACCAGCGCGTGTGCATCGCATTCCATCTGGCCCGCGCCGGAACCGACGTGCACCCGGACAAGGCCATCATCAAGCGCCGCGCCCTGCCCGATCGTCCGGGACAGCTCACGGGAGTTATCGACTGGGTGCCCCTCGATTGGGAAGAGGACCCCGAGGCCCCCGAACCCATCTCAGCGGTCGGGCCGGTCCCGGTGCCGCCCGAGCTGCCCGATTTCGACGCCATGACGCCATGGCATACCAACACACGTATTGAAGGAGATTGGACGTGACCACACCGCTGCCGGGTGCCCCCATACACCTCATGGACTGGCTCAACACCATGCACGTGTTCGGTGTCGTCTCCGACGGCGAGGTGCCCGGCCTGCGCACCTGCACATTCGAGGGCGTCAACGAGGACATCGTGGCCACCGTCCCCGTCCTCAAGGGCGATCCGGGCGAGCCCGGTCTGCCGTCGCCGGTCGTGGATCTGCATATCGATCCCACCATCACCACCCCGACGCAGCTGCCCACCGATCTTGGCCTGGCTGACAAGGGTAAAACATGGTGGATTGGGGATCTGCTCTATGTGTGGATGGGTACCGAATACATCACGCGCCCAGCCGGATACGCCGGACGTCCCGGCCCCACGCCGAAGATGTCTTTCAGTATCGAACTGATCGCGCCAGGCGAAACCAGCGTCGTGATCCCCTCGGGAACCGACCAGAACCCGCACCTGCATTTCAAGATCGCCGCACCGCGCGGTATCCCTGGACCCGCCGCCGCGATCCGGGACGCGCTGGACTACAACAATATCCTGCCGCCCACGGACGGGCAGGTCCCGACCTGGGACAGTCAGCAAGGCAAGTGGAAGCCCGAGAGTTTCGTCGGCAAGCGTAGCGGCGCATTCTCGATCCCCGAGGCGGCGTTCACCAACGTCACGAACATCATCAATGGCCGCATCACGATCCTGTCGTATCAGCTGCCGGTGCAAGACTTTCCGGTCAAGGTCGCGGCCACAGGCAAATTCAAGGCGTTCGGTGTTGATCTGAACATCTTGGACCCGTTCAAGATTGGTGCCGAGGTGCGTCTTGGTGACCCGATGAATGGGCAGATCATCGGGCGCGGTAAGGGCACCGTGGCCCAGGAAACCACCGTGACCCCGCACTACTCCACCCCCGGTGAGCCCACGGTGGCCATGACGATGGACAACGAGATAGCCCTGATCAACGCCGGGCAGCAGGCCACCTTGACCGCGAACCTGGTCAACGACGGCCTGATCGGCATGTACGCGTTCAACCGCCAAGACGCCCAACTGTTCGTGCAGTGGTGGGAAGTCTGATGGCCTACACACGCGAGCTGAAAACGGTTGTGCCCGTGCTGATTACCGAGCACGCACCGGCCGATGACGAGACGCTGGTGTGGCTGGTGCGCGAGAGTTTCGAACGTGAAGCCGCTAGTGAGCATCTGATGCTCACGGAGTGGTGCGACTGCGGAGACCTGGACCCCGCCGAGGTGTCACCGCAGACCGAACGCGAGGTGTTGAAACGCCCGGCCACCGATTACCGCTGGCGCATGTTCACCGGCACCGCAACGAGGTTGGTCAATGCCAGCATCGATTGACCTAGGGTCGTACCCGGCGATCACCCACCATCCGGCCCAGCGCCTTGACCCCACGCTGCCCCGGCTGCCGCAGTTCGACCCGCAGCAAGTCTTTGAACAGTGGGCGCAACTGCTCAAGCAGATGACCGGGATCGACCTGTCTAGCCCAGAAGCGTTGTTTACCAGCATCATTGGAAAACTTCAGGAAATTCTCGGGCCGATCTTCGGGGGTATCAATCTCACGGGCGGGCTCACCCCGGAACAAATCTGGGCCGCGACGATCGCGAACCCGATCAAGTCGTTGACCGGCGTTGATCTGTCCTCGCCTGCGGCGCTGGTGGCCTCGATCATTCATCTGATCACGGGCGGCAACAAGTTCCCTGGCGTGCTGGCTATCTCGCGTATCGCCAACGTGATTCAAGACCTGCTCGATGGCGCCGGGGACTTCCTGACCGCCGACAGCGTGACCGATAACCCGTACTACGACTGGGATTCAGTGATGCCCGGTTTCGTCTCGGGCGGGTCGATCCGGGCGACCGCGAACGGCACGCAACAGGTGATGCGTTCGGAGCCTTTCGAAGTGTTCGGCGGCCAAACGCTGGAGCTGCGGTCAGCGGCGCAATGGACAGGGGCTAGCGCCACTGCGGGATCGAACCCGGTCAAGGTCGGGTTCACCCCGTTCGACGCGGCGGGCAATCCGCTGGCCGATGTCATTCGCGGCGCGCTGCAACCATCCGGTGATCATGGCTGGCAATGGGTTCCGGTTCAAGAGGAATGGCCGGTACCTGCTGGCGTCAAGTATGTCTCGCAGCTGCTCATGCTCGATAGCGGCGCGACTGCGGGCACGTTCTGGTTCTCCAACGCCTCGGCGTGGGCGTCCAACCTGCTGGACCTACGGCTGGTCAAAGACCTGCGCGAAATGGTCGATGCTGTTGGGGGAGCAGTCAATTCCGGTGTGCACGACATTGAAGAGCGCTTGCAGGCGATCACCGCTGACGGCAAGATCACTGCGACCGAGATTGTCGGCCTGATTCAGCAGGCCCAAGTCTCGGGTTTGGTTATCATCCAAACGGTTCTCAATCAGATCCGCGAGGTTGTCAACGGCAACGTGGTCACGCCCATCAACAATATCGTGGCCGACTTCATCGCATGGTTTGGCTTGAATCAGAACAAGACTCAAAAGCTCACCAGCGGTGGCCACTTGAGCACATCCGATGTGGTCGGTACGTTCGACATGAGCCGGGTCAACGATCTTGTCGATAACCTCGGCAACATCCTGTCCGGGGTCAAGGACGGCGCCGACGGCGTGGGCACCGGCACCACGGGCGCCATTGGGGACCGCATCAATCAGGCCAGGGACTCGCTGCTGGCGCTGCTGGGCCTGTCGCAGGACGCCCTCAAGAGCGCTATCGCCGCACAGACCACGTTGCAAGAGCAGGAGACCGAGCAGAACACCGGCGACGGCAATAGCTACAGTTTCGTGTTCTCCGGGGCGGACGGCGCCGCGCTGAATGCGACCGATTGGACCACCGGCCCCACGCCCGGCGATATCACCATTCGGGGCGACTCGGGGTATGCGGGTGTCAAGAACGGCAACCCTGACGGGTACTTTTTCGCCAGCCCCAACTACACCTACGCCACCGATGGGCAATCGGCCTCATTCGTGCTCGGCAACACCCAAAACGGAAACTACTACTCCGGGGTGTTCATTCGCTGCAACGCCGATCGCACCACGGGCGCCTACTGCCTGGCCAAAGAGGGCGAGGTCCGCGTCGGCAAGTTCACCCGCTCGGGCACCAGCTGGACGTTCGCCACTCCGATGACCTTTCAAGGCGGGCTCTCATCAGTCAAGCAGGGTGCCCGTATCGAAATCCGTTGCAGCGGCAACAACTTCTTTGTCCGCGTGAACGGCAAGCCGGTCACCTCAGCGACCGATGTCTCAGGCGCCATCGCCGCTGGGCCGGACTATCGATACGCCATGTTCTGTGTTCAGCGGGCAACGTCGTGGTTCACCTACGACTCCTACCGCATCGCAGCATTCGCCATGTCCGATTACAGCCCCTCGGGAGGTAGTGCCACCTTGTCGAACGCGTGGAGCCTAACCCGCTCGTCCACATCGGGTTTCACCTATACCGACCCCATCACCTCAGCGGGCCCGCTACCGGCTTCGTTTTTCACCTTCACCGACTACGCCAATGGCGTCACCATCACCGACCTTGGCCGGGGCGCGGTGACCGTGGACCAAGCCGGGCTCTACAAGCTGGCAACCACGTGTCGCCCATACTCGGCCAAAGGTCCGGTCACCCCGCATTGGTGCCTGCACCGCAACGACGTTCAGGTCACCGGAGCCATCGGCCCCGGCGCCGAATTCGAAATCCTGCTCAACGCGGGCGACAAGATCCAGCCCGCCCTGATCGTCGTCGATTACGACGTGCGCTCCAACGGCTCCACCGGCTCGGAAACCGTTGTCTCGCGCACCATCACCCAAGTGTTCGGCGTGGCCTCCTTCACCGGCCGAAAACTCATCTGACACCACAGGAGAACTCACCCATGACCACACCGCAAGCACCCGCCACAGAGGACACCGAGGCTCTGGTAGACCCCCCGGCGCCCTCACCCACCCCGGATCCACCCGCGCCAGAACTGTCGCAGGAACCGCCCACAGCGCCGCAACCGCAGACGGTGCAAACACCCGAGCCGGGCACCACATTCACCATGCCCGAGCTACCCGGAATCACCTTCACGGTAGTCCGCGGTGGCCTGGGCGACGAGGGTAAAACCAACCCCGCCAACTGGATTGCAATCACCGGCACCGACGACGACGGAAACATGGTCTTCCGCGCGGGGTTCGCAGGACCCTAAATGCCCTGGTCTACAGACCCGAGCATCGCCCCTGGCCGCTCGGGCGGTAAGTGGTACCCGAACCCGCACGTACCACAGCGCAAGCCCACCGGCGCGTGGTCGTGGGTACCGCGAGTCCTGGCCATCGACACCGGCACCGGGTACGACAGCGCAACTGTGCTGGCTCACCTGCTGGCCACCGAGACCGCCACAGGCCCTGACAGTGCGACCCTGCTGGCTCAGCTGGCCGGACAAGACGCAGGGATCGAGTCAGGTCGGGCCGCGCTACTGGCGCACCTGACCGGCATTGACACCGGCCTTGGCGGCGACTCGGCCACTGCTGTGCTCAAGTACTACACCAGCGGCACAGACGTCGGAATTGGCTATGACAACGCCGCACTGCTGGCGCACCTCACCGGCATCGACCTGGCCCAAGGCGGCGACACCGCTGCGCTGCTCGCGCACCTGACTGGCCGGGATAGCGGCGACGGGTACGACAGCGCCACAGTGGTATTCAGCCCCCACGACCCCGAGACTCAGCAGTTCACTGCCCCCGGCACGATCACTTACCTGATCCCGTCCTGGTGCCGGTACATCGACATTGTGCTGGTCGGCGGCGGCAACGGAGGCGGTGGCGGCTTCGCCGGATTCATCACCGGTGGCGGCGGCAACGCGGGCAACTGGTCGCACGCCACCCTCGAGCGTGGCGTGGATATCCCGTGGTCTGCCACCGCGATCACGTTCGTTATCCCCGCCGCTACACCTGGTGGCACACAGGGCAACAAGGGCGCTGGCGGCGGCACGGTCACCGCCGAGGTAGCAGGGTCCGGGTGGTCGGGACTGTCGGCGACAGGTGGCACTGGGGACCAGTTCGGCTCCACTCGCAACGGCGCCTCGCCGGGCACCCACACCTATAACGGCGTGCCATACATCGGCGGTGCGGTGCAGACCGCCAACCAGGCCGCAGGAAACCCGCCCGGTGGCGGCGGCAACGGCGGTACCGGAAACGCCTTCAACGGCAACCAGGGCGGCGCCGGGGCTCCAGGCGGGGCCTGGGCACGCGCCTACCAGTAATCACACAACAGGAGGACACATGGGCGCCAACTCAGCGCATCAACTCGACATCTGCAACAAGATCGCAGCTGCAGGCAACACCATCAAAGCATGCAGCGGAGACCCCGGCACCGGCACCAGCGCTGCGAACGTGATCGCCTCAACGCCAGCGTCATTCAACACCACCTGGGCGGCTGCAACAGACGGTGCGGGCGTGGATGCCGGATACGCGGTCACGGTCGGATCGGCAGGGACATTGCAGATTCCCCCCGGCACTGTGGTCAGCCACTACGCGATCTTCAACGGCTCCACCTATCTGCGCGGGCGCCCACTGGATAACCCAATCACCGTAGGTGGTGGCGCCACGAACGTCGATATCACTCCCAAGACCCGATACAAGGGCGGCCAATGATGCGCCGCCAGCTGCTCGGCGTGGGCGCCCTGTGTCTTGCCCTGTTCGCTGCCGCATTCCGCCTCGGCTGGTGGGCCTCCGACAGCTGTCCTCCTATGCCCAAGAGATCGACCCCCGCATTGAAAGGTTGTACACACGATGAAATGGCCACGCAAACCAGCTGATTGGCTCATCAACTACATCGCTGACCGGTTCTACGATCGGCTCCGCGACCGCCTGCTGGAGGACCTGGCACCTTGGGCCGGCAAGGGGCTCAAAGAGACCCACCTTTCGGTATCCGAGCTGCTGGGGTTGCTGCCGTGAAGTACTGGCCCCTGGATGCTGGCCGCATCGTCACCTCACCGTTCGGCCCCCGCGACGGCGGCATGCACACCGGGGCAGACTTCGGGTTCGTCGGCGGTTCCGGCGGCCGTGCGGTGTACGCCGTGCAGTCAGGCACGGTGATCTATGCCGGTGCCGCCCAAGGCTACGGCGGCCCTGACCCGGCAGGCTGGCTAGTCATCGACTCCGACGGTGCGCAAGGCGGCGGCGTATTCGAGTACGGGCACATAGTGCGCGAGGTCGGCGCAGGAGCGAAAGTCGTAGCCGGGCAGCGCATTGGCCGGATCAATCCCGACTCATCCACCAACGGCGGTGTGGCCCCGCACCTGCACCTGTCCTACATGCCCCGCGAGTACAACCCCACCCGCAAGCAAGACCCCTTACCCGTCCTGGCCGGTGCCGCCGAGCCCGGCCAGCCCACCCAACTATCAGGAGGCAACGCTGTGACCATCTTCGGAATCGACATCAGCAACAACAACGGAACCGTCGATATCGACCAAGTGAAAGCCGAGGGATTCCAATTCGTTTGGGCCAAGGTCTCCGAGGGCGCCACTTTCCGTGACGCCTTCTGGCCACGTACCCGCGATTGGTGCCGCCAAGTTGGCCTGGCCCTCGCCGGATACCACTACATCCGCGAGGGCGACGCGCACGCCCAGGCCGACAACTTCGTGGCACAGCTCGGGGACAAGTCCATCCCGGCCATGCTCGATTTCGAGGACGGCTCAGGCGGTATCGACAACTTCTGGGCCGTCAAGAACGCCATTGAGGCACGCGGGGTCCGCGTAGCCCTGTCCTACATCCCGCGCTGGTACTGGGAGAAAATCGGCAAGCCCGACCTGTCCGGGGTACCGGGCCTCATTCAGTCGTCGTACGTGGGCGGCACCGCCTACGCCTCGGTGCTCTACCCCGGCGACGACAGCCCACGATGGGCCGCGTTCGGCGGCAAGACACCCGACATTCTGCAGTTCACCGACAAGGCGCTGGTCGCAGGTAAGAATCTGGACGCCAACGCATTCCGTGGAACACTGGCCCAGCTCAACGCGCTACTGGGAGCCAAGCCCCAAACACCGGGCGCCCCGGACTATGAACGCGAGATTTGGGACCAGCTGCGCTTGCGCTGGGAAATGCTCGGCTGGCAGACCCTCATCGAGGCATTCGCGGAAGTCCGCGACAAGGTGCTGGGTACCAGCGACCACGGCAAAACCGGAGTGCGGCCATGACCCGGCATGCGCTGCTGTGTTTCCGGGGCACCGGGGGCGAATGGGGCCTGGACTACACATCACGTGTTGCTCAAGCCTGCTCGGCGCTCGTGGAAGAGATCGATGTCGATGCCCCTGCAACCATGGGCGCCGCGCCCGTGGGAGCTGCCACAGACCCCCTGGCGCCCAGCGGATTCGAATGCGTACACGCCATGGTCGAATGGGCTGTCACATGGGTGCGGAACAACCCCACCCGGACCTTTGGCGTCGCCGCCTACAGCCTCGGCGCGATCGGGGCCGTGGTCTTCGCCCAAGAGTTCAGGCCGGGCGGTCGGCTGCAACGCTACCGGGCGAATTTCCTGTTCGGCATCACGTTCGGCAACCCGGCCCGCGCCCGTGGCCACACGTTCTACATGGGTGAAGACCCTGGCGGGGAAGGCATCTCCGATATCCGGCTACCCGAAGGCATGTTCGGCGCCGAATGGGCCGACCTTGTGCAGACCGGCGACCTCTACGGCAACGTGCTCGGAAATCCATTGGTGGTCAAGGTGTGCCGTGACGCCTACGCGCTCGTGATGACACAGCAGCTGCACGACCCGCTGCGGCTCGTATTCGACATGCTGCCCCTGATCCTGCGGATCGTGGCCGATTCGGTGAACATGCCCCTGTCCATCCCCGGCACCGTCACTTCGGGATTCCTGGGCCTCATCGCCGCGTTCCTGCCGTATCTGCCGGTGGACAACGACAAGACCGCTGCAGCGATCGGGGCCGCAGTGCAGGGCATCGGGTTCGCCCTCGCGCAACCTCCTACCGCGCCGCACATCACCTACGAGTTCGCCGAAGTATGGCCCGGAATGACCTACTTCGATTTGGCTGTGCAACACGTAAACGACTGGGCGGCACGCACTCCCGCGTCCGCTTAACCGACCCATCACAACTGAAAGGATCACAATGCCCAACCCCGTACCCCAAAACGACACCACACGATTGGTGGTCTACGCGGCGATGTTCATTACCGTTTTCGCCGGGACGGTTGCGCTGGTCGCCTCTGGCAAGATGGACGCAGCCAATGGGCTGCAATGGGTGATTTCCATTGCCGGACTAGTCGGTTCGGGCCTGCCGGGCCTCAAACTCGCCCAAGACATCCGTGGCAACGGCTCAGACGGGTCGGCCGAGTGAACCCCGAACTGATCCAGGCCATCGGCGGCGCATTCGGGGTCGCCCTGGCCGGATGGCAAGCACTCACATCACGAAAAGTGCGCGACCTGGAAGCCCGACTTGCCGTTGTCGAGAAAGAACGCAACGAATTCCGCACCAAACTACGCGCCGCCGTGCGACACATCCGCCAATGGATGGCCTGGGAAACCCACCACACACCCGGCGCCCCACCGCCTGAACTACCCCCAGAATTGCTCGACGAGGTGTGAGACAGGCGGGTATTGCTCAACGGACGTTGATGGTGCGTTTGGCGGCGACGGCCTGCTGACTGCGGTCAAGACGAGCAGCTGCCCGCGCCAGAGGTATCGATAGGTCGAGAGCGACAGCAAGCTCTTCGTCCGTCCATGGCCGGCTTCGGGGCCGTTGAGCGGGGTCACGCCGATCTCGATACCTATGACGGATTTTCGCCACTGACGATGCCGTGCGCCCTAACGCCAACGCAGCCTCGACCACACTCAAAGACATGTCGCACGCAACCGCGATGTCCTCATCAGTCACTGGCTCGCTAGCCCGAATCGCCTTAGCGCCGGTTATTTCCGCGACCTTGACAGCACGGGCCTGCCTGATGGCGTTATAGCGTTCCGGCCGTGCCGCACGAAGCACGGCATGCTGGGCCGCTTTGCGCACCCTAGCCTCCAACGGCCTGCGGGAAGCCCACTCCCGCTCATGCTCACGCGCAGCCAGTACACACCGCTCGCAGCGACACCCGTACGCCCGCCACGCATAGTGCGTGCCGTGCTTGCCCTCTGGCACCGGCTGGCGACGTAAACGATCCTTAGTACGCATCTGCCGAATCACGCCCACCGAACGCCCCAGCTGTTCGGCTGCCTGACGGGGCGTCAACGACGGATCAAGGGCCACCGCACGATCCGCAGCAGAGAAAGCCCTACCCACAACAAACAGCTTACTTCTGAGACTCCGTACACACCGTGAACTTACGCACCGGATGCGGGAAACCACCCGCAGGACCGCACCCTGCGTTCGTGGTGGTGTTCAAGATGACCTTGAGCGGCTTCTCCCGGTTTGGCTTCGATGTGTCATCGCACGTGGCGCGGACGGCGGTCACCTTGCCGATACTCAGGCAGTCGTTGGCGCTCCATGCGTAGTCCAGGCAGGCCGTGAATTGCCCTTCGTCGGGATTCATGTAAAACTTCTGCGCGACATCCGCGGGGCACTGATCCGGGGTAGTTACGCGCTGAATCACTTTGAAGCCGTTCGCTGGTGAACCACAATCGACGACCTTCAATGTGGCGTTGTTCTTGGGGCCTTCAAAACTGACGCATGCGCCAACAGGTGCGATAGATGCCCCAGGTATCCCCGAAGCCTGTTGAGGAAATTGCCCAGGAATTTGGTCGAAATCGGCTCCCGGCGCAGAAATAGCGGTGTCGGTCGATGTGCCCGCCGCAGGCTTAGCTTCTTGCGTAGAACAGCCAGCAATAGCAGCGACAACGATTGCCGCTACTCCAACAGCACTAGTTGGTCTTCGATCCACCGTCAAACTCTCCCGCCCGCTTGCGTTTTACCGCGTCCCAGATACCCCATGCGCCGAGACCGAAGGGCAATAAGAATCCCCAGAAAATCGGATTTTGATAATAGATGAGTGCCCACACGTACACCAGCGACCATGCGAGCACCAACGCCGCAGCAATAATGCGGCCCTTAAAGGAAAACAGCACGTCTTTCAAGCTTCGCTTATCGTCCATCGCTATTGTCCTACCATCTGGGCTGGAGTTGGAACGGCCTGCTGAAGACCGTATGTCATCATCGGGGTAGTGGTGCCACCAATAAGACCACCAAGGCAACCCAAGATGGCTCCAGGTCCGGCACCAATCCCACCTTCCAGAGCGCCAAGCGCTGCGCCCCCAAGGGCACCGGAAGCACAACCGACGATACCGCCGAACAGCGACTCCAGAATCGGCGGTTTGTCCTTCTCGGCCTTGATTCCCTCCTGGACACCTTTCTTGATCTGCGTGTCGATGTAGTTCTTCACAGCAGGATCGTTGAGGATCTGTTGAATCTGTTCCGGCGTCAGCGGCGGCGCCTTCTGGGCGCAGTCAGTACCCTGCGGGCACGGTGGGGTTGGCGTCGGAGTTGGGTCAAGCCCCGGCTCGAACCACCAAATCGGACTACGGCCCCCACCACCGAGAATCACGGGCGCAGCAGTCGTTGCGGCCGTGGTAGCCAGCTGCACGGCCGCCAGCTGGCACTGCTGCTTCTTTTGGTCCAATTGCTGCGTCGTATCGTCCTGCTTGTATTGGGGCTGCTGCTGACTCGGCTGCTGTTGCGGCTGCTGGCCCTGTTGCGGCTGCTGTTGCGGTGCCTGGTAATCAGGATTCGGCTTACCTGGCCCCTGCGTGAAAGGCGTGGCGGTCTGATAATCGGGCGGCTGTGTCCCGTGCGCGGGCTGCTGCGCCTGCTGGGGCTGCTGTCCGGCCTGTTGTCCCGGAACCTGTTGCGGCGCTTGCGGATTGCCGGAATTATATATGCTAATTCCCGAGTTCTGATCCAGCGGCGGCTGATTGTTACCGCCCTGGTAATCGGGCATTGAGCTAGGCATTTGCGGGGGCTGGAAGCCCTGCCCGCCACCATCGGTCATTCCACCGGTCGGCGCAGGCGGTCCCGTTGGGTCAGCGGCTACCGTCGCAACCGCCGAGAACCCACTACCGGGGAGGGTGTAGTCATCGACAACCTTCGCTCCACCAACAGCCAGGGCGACGATTGCCACCACCGCTGACGCCCGCCGCAAACCAGCTGGCATACTCCAACGATCCTTCATGGCCATGAATGCAGCCGCCCCTTTCAGGAGACGCTCAGCGCGCCCGTCGCCGTATCATGACACACAGATGGTTGCCATGTCGATAAAACCCCAGCTAATGAGTTAGCCATACCGGCTCGGGGCCCCATCAGCCCTGGTAGAGACAGCATCCAGGCCAATAGTCAGCGACATGATCTTGGAGCAACCTAGATCGCTCGACGCCAGTCCCCGGTGGATGTATCCGGCCATATTCGCCCGACACGTCCACTCCGTGCGCCCATAACCCATCAACGCCGCGCATGTGCACGCGACGCTAATCTCACGCCTTGTTGGATGGGCAGGACGGCACGACGTGATCGTTGGTGAGCGCGTGCAGATACCAGTTATCCGTCTTGCGGAGCTCAATCGTGACCTCAGATGCACCCGGTTCACGCTTAGTGGCTGGCGGGTCGTTGCTGACGATGGCCAGGGTATAGGTGTAGCACACCTGCACGGTCGCAATGCGGGGATCTGCCTGCGTCACAGCGGTGACCGCGACGCTAGCTGGTGTCAAATCTCCATCCGCAGCACGATCAGGTCCTGTATGCGCAAGGCCCTGCACTCCTGCCCGCACTCGACTCCACGCGGGGGCATCGAGATCCTTGTCGATCAGCGTCGATAAACGACCGCTTGCGGAGTTACCTTGAAAGGGCGCTTGGTTGAATCCGTTGATGGCAGGCCAGATATCGCCGCTGAAACGATCGGCCACCTCGTTCCTGATCTCAGGAGATACCGGCGCAGGCCGGGGCGTTGTGGTTTCGTTCGGCTTCGCGGTTGCTTGCGGTGACTGTTCCGCCGTTGCGCATCCCGCGAATAAGACGACCGTCGTTGCGAGCGCAACCAGACCCATCGTCGGCGCGTTCAACCGTGGGATCATGGTGCGTGTGGCCTCATCCATTGTGGGTGCCCGCCCTGGTTTGCCACGGACATAAGTTCAACAGGTTCGCCAGATTGCCTGGCCTCGATCAATACTCCGTTGCCTACGTAGATGGCGACATGATCGGCACCACCGGAACCGTAGTACGCCAGATCCCCAATTTGATGCCCCCCGGTTAAAGGCGTGCCGCCCAATACTTCATTGAACTGGTGCCATGTACCCGGCCCCAGATCAAGCCCGTGGCCCTGCCACACGGCGAACCGTGCCAGTCCACCGCAATCGAACCCTATGCGCTGGTCATCGTGGAATTTGTGTGCCATCTGATCAGGGCCATCGCCGTTCAGAGTTCCCCTGGTCGGGCCGTGCACGCTGTTATTGCCTCCCCAGGCGTAGGAGACGCCTTGCTGACGGCCAGCAGCTCCCACCGTGCGAAGCGTGGGGTCGCTGACCGCTTCGGGTCTAGGTAGCGCAGCTGGAATCATGCCGTTCGCGCGCACGGTTCCGTCAGCATTCTTGCCGTTGAGGTAATCCTTCCAGTTCTGATCCCTTTGTGCCCCTGGACCGATGTCGGCATAGCCGGGAGGGTTTGCAGTCAAAGGCGTTGAGGCAGAAGCATTCGGGGCCACGCTGTCGGCCGCCATGGTTGCCGTCGCCTTGTTGGCGTACGGCGGATTTCCGTCAGGGCCACCTACTGGGCTGGAGGCCAGGATCGACGGGTCGGAGGGTTTGGGGGCGGGTTGTCCGACGTGTGGCCCATCGGCCACGGCGCCGCCTGGTGTGGTGATGGCTTTGAGTGCGTCGGCGATTTCTTGGTCAACCACATCGGCTTTGCGTAGCAGCGCTTTCATCTCGTCTTCGAGCTGTTGTTTCGCCGAGGCTCCCTGGAGATCCCCGCTCGCGCCGCTTATGGAGCCGTCATCGTTCAGCTTCCAGTGCTGCATGTTGCCGTTTTTGTCGTAGGTGCCGTTGCCCTCAATGGTCGATTTGAGGTAGCGGTACTTGGCCTTGATACCGAGTACGTCGTCATACAAGGGCCGCAGCTTGTCGGCAACAGCCTTGGCTTGGCGCCCTTGGTCATCCAGATCGACCCGCAGCTTGTTGTGGTACCGGTGCCACGCCTCGGCAGTCAATCCACCCCAGCTGGACAGGTTGGCCTGTACCCCGTCGAGGGTGTCGCCGAGCTTCACATGTGATTTGTGAATGCCGTCCATGGTGCCGATGACATTCTGCAAACCCTCCACACTCCAGTGTTCAATATTGGAGCACTTCGCCACTTCAGCCCCGCCCGTACGAGTCAGCGTTCAGGTCATCCATCGCAACCACCTGGCCGGTGAACTCCTGCATCCCAACACCATGCTCGGCAAGGTGCTTGTGCAGCACCCGCATCTGATCAGCTAACGCTGCATGCGCCGCCTCCAGCGCCCCTTTGGACTGACCCCACATCTGCGGCACCGCGGACTCAAGCTCACTGTGGTGGGCGCTGTGCTCGGACTTGGATTGCTCCACTGCATCGAGCAGGCGATTGGACTGGCGCATCATCGGGTCCGGGTGAAGCTCAAATGAGTACGACATATTTGCCCCCTCAGTGGTTGCTGTTGGGGGCAATATACGTGCGCAACCGGGTGGCCGCTACCCCCTGATGGACGAATCGTCATATTGCTGAGACGGTCGCCACCCGATTCTGGCTGACCCCCCAGGCAAGATCGCTGCGCGGCGGTACTGTGTGCCTACAGCTGGGCGGAAACACACTTTCACACCCCGGATTTGTGTCCTTACACCCGCCCAGCTGCCTACGCACCTGACCTACCGCAGCGCGGGCAGTTTCGGCACCCACCTGGTTGGAGATACGCTCACGCGCCCGATCCTCGGGGATCTCCAGACCATGAGCCAACAGCCGTGCCATGAACTGTCCGGTGCGTTCATTTATCCAAGGGGAGCGGCGAACTGTCATAGCCGGTGACGATAAGCGAGCCGGTCGCCTTGGAGGTTGGCAACCGGCTCGCTTTGTCTCAACTGTTATCGGACGGATGAGTCTTCAACTGGGAGCAGGACTCGTGGCCGGGCAGTTGCCTTCCGCATCTTCGGTACTGCGCACAGCCGCGAAGCCATAGCGTCGACGAATGACGCACCACGTTGCTCGGAGTACGCGAGGTAGACGCTAGTTGTGGTGAGGCTCGCGTGCCCCATAGCCTGCTGCACATCGCGGATGTCCGCGCCCAGGGTGACCATCATCGTGGCGAAACGGTGTCTCAGTGTGTGTAGCGTGTAGGGGAGGTTCAGATTCGCCAGGAACTCTGCCGCAGTGTGTGCCACGTAGTGAGCCGTGACGGGGGAGCCCATGGGGCGCAGGAACATTGGCCCCGAACGTAGTAGGTGTGGCGCTATGTGGTCCATCACCATGGGGGCAACCCTGATAATGCGCTCCTTGCCGCCCTTGCCGTGCACGGTCAGGAACGCGCCCCCGCCTTCCTGGTCGGGTCGGAAATCTTCGCGGCGCATGGCCGCGATTTCGCCCGCGCGCAATCCGCAGTATCCCGACATGCAGAGCCATGTGTGCATGTCGGATCCTTCGGGCGCTGCCGTCAGGGCTATTCGGAGGTGATCTTCGGGGATAGGGCGCGGCATGCGGGGCTTGATGCGCGGTTGCTCAAGTCGGGATGCCGGGTTGTCCGGGATGTGCCCGTAGCGGTGCGCCCAGGCATAAAACCGGCACACATGCGAGGTGTACGTCTGGACGCTCGACGCACATACCTTCAGGGAGCCTTGCCATGCGAACAACTGTTCTTCGGTGGCTTCCAGGAGGCCGGTTTCGCCTAGCCAGCGGTCCAGTCTGTTTAGCTGACCGAGTCGGTGCTCGATGGTCTTCGGGGTCATGTTGCGAAGCTTCAT